TGGAGAAGTCAGACCCCGAACATGACCGACTCAAGTCATCACTCAATGCCATCATGTTCAATGGTATCTTCACCGAGCGCAATGACAACTCACTGACTGAACACAGTGGTCTCTGCATCCTGGACTTCGACCAATATCCAAACGCAAAAGTGATGGATGCTGAACGGAAGCGACTCATCGATGACCCTCATGTGATGATGGTGTTCACATCCCCATCAGGCAATGGGTTGAAAGCAGTGATTCGCATACCGAAATGCGACAAGGTGGAACACAAGCGCAGATTCACTGCATTCGGCAAGTACTTCCAATCAGAGTACTTCGATATCAAGAACTCAAATGTGAGTCGAGTATGCTTCGAATCCTATGACCCGAAGATATACTTCAACGAGTTCTGCCAAGAGTTCACAGGCATCGAACACGATCAAGGATTCAACTACACTGAACGAACACCAACTTGTGTACTGAATGATGAGGACAAAATCATCAGCTTGATTGAACGATTTGACCATGGTTGTCAGTTCGAAGAGGGCAGTCGCAATGAGTTTGTGTTCAAATTGGCAGCAGTGATGTGTGAGTATGGCATCCACAAGGACACCACCGAGCAGTATGTGTGGACAAAGTACTGTCAAGGGTCATCATTCTCCGAGCAAGAGATGGTCACAACCATTCGGAGTGCATACAAGAAAGCCACTTTCGGCATGAAGTACTTCGAGGACAAGGATACCTTCCAAAAAATCAAGCAGAAACTCAAGTCAGGAATACCTGAAGAGGACATCAAAAAGCAACTCAATGTCAGAGGTGATGTGGTTGAGGATGTCAAGAAAGAAATCAAGACCGGTGATGACATTTTTTGGTCAAAGAATGACAAGGGTGCAGTCAGCATCGAGCCACTCAAATACTCCGAGTTCTTGGTTAAGAACGGATTCAATAAGTACTATCCTGAAAATGCAGAGAAGCCGACCTTTGTCAGAGTGATTGAGAACAAGGTGCGCATCTCCAGTGCAGAGCAAATCAAAGACTTTGTTTTGAATTACCTGATGTCCAAACAGGAACTCGATGTGTGGAACTATTGCTCAAAGTCTACATTTTTGTTTACTGAATCATTTCTGAACATGATTGACTCCATCAATATCTTGATGCTTCAGGACTCAAAGGATGCTTCATTCATTCCATACAAGAATGGAGTGGCTAAAATCACCAAGGATGCCATTGAACTGATGTCATATATCGATGTGGATGGCTACATTTGGGAGAATCAAATCATCCCTCGAGACTTCACCATCCTGCAAGACTCTGCAAACGACTTCCAAAACTTTGTGAGCAAGGTATCTGCGGATGATTCTGCTCGAATCTCTGCGCTTGAAACCACACTCGGCTACCTCATCCATACATACAAGGATAAAACCGACCAAAAAGCGATAATATTCAACGACCAAGAAATCGATGACAACCCAAATGGTGGTTCAGGGAAGTCACTGATGTTGACTGCCATCGGTAATCTGCGCAAAATTGTCAAGATTGATGGCAAGAGTTTCAATCCAAGCAAGTCAGACTTTGTATATCAGCGAGTCAACCTGGATACGCAGATACTTGCCTTCGATGATGTGCGCAGAAACTTCGACTTCGAACAACTGTTCTCACTCATCACCGAGGGAATCACTGTGAATCGCAAAAACAAGGATGAAATCTTTATTCCTTTTGATCGTTCACCAAAGATTGTCATCACCACCAACTATGTCATCAGTGGTGCAGGGTCATCTCATGATAGGAGAAGGCATGAATTGGAGTTCTTTCAGTACTTCCATGCCAAGAGAAGTCCACTCGATGAGTATGGCCGATTGCTATTCGACTCATGGGGTGAACAGGATTGGTTGAGATTCGACAACTACATGATTGGATGCTTGCAAAATTACCTTCAGTTTGGATTGGTCAAATCAATCAGCATCAACGCAGATGCCAAGCGATTCATCCAGGCAACTTGCAAAGATTTCTTTGATTGGGTGGAAGAGGGCAACCTTGCTTTGAATGTTTATCACTACAATGCAGCCAAGTTGCAAGAGTTCACTTCAGAGTTTACAGGATTCAAGGACATGGAGCCGAGGAGATTCCTCAAATGGGTGCAGTCTTATGCTGACTTCAAAGGATATACGATGACCAAGGGTCGCAACCACAATGGAAGATACTTCGAACTCATCGGAGAACAGTCAACCCCACCGACTGATGGTGATGTGTGGGATGAGTTAAATGATAAAGCGAAAGGGATATGAAAATAGGTGATACAATACGAGATGTTGAAGATGGTGATTGCTACTTTGAAGGAATCGCCACCGAGATTGTAGATGGCAAAGTCACAAAATACTTGCTCACAAAAATAGTATGGAGTGATGAGATAGATGAAGATGATGACCGATTGAATACTGAAATAGAACCACAATGGTGGTATATTGAAAAACAACAAGAACTATGAAAGTAACAGACAAAATAACAATAACAAACGAGGACAATATGCAGTTAATGGCTCGCTATCCTGACAACTATTTTGAATTGGCGATTGTTGACCCGCCTTATGGGATAGGTGCAAACAAAATGACTCTTGGAAATGGAAAAAGAAAAATTTATCGAGGTCAAAATGATTGGGACAACACAATTCCATCGATTGAATATTTCAATGAGCTTAAAAGAGTTAGTCAAAACCAAATAATTTGGGGAGGTAATTATATGACCGAACACTTAAAGCCAACATCAGCTTGGTTGTTTTGGGATAAGATGACAGGTGCAAATGATTTTGCGGATGGAGAACTTGCTTGGACATCATTTGGAGGAGCATTGAGAAAAATCACAAAGCAGTGGCTTGGTTCAAATGCAAAAGATGAATGCGACCGAATACACCCAACACAAAAACCAATTTATTTGTATGGGTATATTCTACACAAATACGCAAAGCAAGGCGATAAAATACTCGACACTCATTTAGGTTCAGGTTCAATCGCAATAGCGTGTCACGACTACGGGTTTGAGTTGACTGCCTGTGAACTTGATAAGGAATACTATGACAAGGCAATTCAGAGAATCAAAAACCATACATCACAACAATCTTTATTCTAATGACAAGACAAGAACGACAACTGCTAAAAGACTTGGAACTTGCTCACAAGATGGCCAAGTATCCAACCATTCCACCGAATCTTTTGGCACTGACACACTGGAACGACAACGGAGCCAATGCACTGACCAAATCGGTGATTGCATTCCTTCAGTTCAATGGTTGCCAAGCTGAACGCATCAACACAATGGGTGTGTATCGCAAAAAGTATCGCACTGATGGTGTTGCTATTGGTGGGCAATGGACAAAAGGAACCGGAACACCTGGCTCTGCCGATATCTCTGCCACGATCAAGGGCAGGTCAGTCAAGATTGAGATAAAATATGGAAAGGATAGGCAGTCTCAAGCACAAAAAGACTATCAGAAAGCCATCGAAGAGGCAGGTGGCACATACATCATCGTGAAAACATTCGCAGATATGCTGAAATTTTATGATGAATTTATACAATGTATTGATTAATTGATTACATTTACAATTCAAAACAACAATTATGAGCAAAACAACAATGACCCTTTGGCAGAAATTACACGCTTCCAAGCAGCAGATTGGCAAGGTTGCCAAGAATGCAAAGAACCCACATTTCAAGAACTCGTATGCAGACATCAATGCTCTGCTCGATACGGTGGAACCAATCCTCCACGAGCATGGTTTGATTCTCTTGCAACCCGTCAATGGAACTGATGTGGTGAGTCGAATCATCGACATCGAAACAGGTGAGCAGATTGAATCATTCATGACCTTACCTCCCATCGCTGACCCTCAAAAAACATTGGCAGCAGTGACCTATTTCAGGCGAGGAACGCTTCAGTCATTGCTATCTCTTCAAGCAGTTGATGATGATGGCAACACTGCGGCAGCAGCAACAGGCAAGCCAAAGATTGACAATGCAAGATTTGAGAAAGCAGTTGCATCGATTGAATCAGGCAAGTACACCGTTGACCAATTGGTTGCCAACTATGACCTCACTGAAGTTCAACGCAAAGCATTGGCACTATGAAGTGGCATCCATCGCAAATCGGGAAACTGATGACCAACGGAAGAGGGAAGTCAGAGATGGGAGAGACTGCCAAGAGTTACATCAGGCAGTGTGCAAAGGAGGACTTCTATAACTACACCACCGAACTCAACAACAAGTATATCTTCAAAGGTAGGGAGCAAGAACTCGAATCCATCTCCCTACTCAATGCAGTTCGTTTCACTGACTACCGCAAGAACGAGGTGACCATCGAGAACGACTATCTCATCGGTACTGCTGATATCGTACTGGAGGATAAAATCATTGACATCAAAACATCTTGGTCATTAGACACATTCCCTGCCACATCAGATGAGGGATATAAGTCAGATTATGAATGGCAGTTGAGAGCATACATGATGTTGTACGACAAAGGCATCGCTGAATTGGTGTACTGCATGGTGACAACATGGGATGAGTTCCTGAACGAATGGGAGAACATCCAACTGCACCGAGTTGACCACATTGACCCCGAGAAAAGAATCACTGTCCTGTGGTGGGATAGAGATGAGGACAAAGAGATTCAGATGATTGAGCGATTGAAACAAGC